AAAAGAACGGCTTGTTTAAAAGCAAGGCCTACCGTTCCAAAACTAAGTTTTGTTGGAGTCGCTAGCAGGGGCGGGTGGCAGCCACCCACTCCAACTCAACAACGCCACAACATCTGCGATGGTCGTGCAACTGCCCTCTATGGGCTGGAGCCAACGCATCTCATCCAAAAACTGCTCAAAGTACATAAGCGAATACGGCTTAGACATGAGCTTGTACAACGTGCGACCCCAATTGCTCGGAATCGCCACGGGTCCTCCAACATAAAGATGCGAACAGAAATCAAATGGCTCACCTTTAGCCGAAAACCTCCTGTCTGTTACGACGAGGCCCAGCTTGGCATAGTCTTTCTTATTTCCGTCCACAACGGCATCATCACCCATGTAAGCGCCAAACACCTCTCCGTGTAATTCAAGGGGGGTGGCGACATAGTTAACTAAGCCTCTCATGTTGGAGTTATTGAACGCTGTGAGAAAACGTCCTGACAACTGCTTGCAGACCTCCGGATTAAGAGTAGCCACATCCACTTCTTCACCACTATGGGTGTAGGCGTGTTGCTCTCCATCTTCCGACAGCGAAAGCACATACATTTCTCCGTTGGAGAGTACGAAAACTGCATGCTGCAGCAAATACTCGGCGTTTCGAATCATGTTCTCCCAAAGACCCCACGCATGCGTAACATTCACCAAAACTTGGGTGTTCGCTTCATGTATCTCCTCAGGGCATGATCCGTCCCACGCGGCAACATCGTTACTCTCCGCAGATCTATGCGTGCGCTTGGCTTCGACGTACTCCCACAACTTGACGTTGGAGGCATCATCTAAGCCCATTCCAGGTTTGGCTGATTGCTCGTCCCACTTCTCAAGGTTCTCATCCACAGTTTTCCCGTAGAGGACTCTCTCGACCATGATGACTTGCGCCGCAACTCGTGAAATGACGCGGTACCTCTCCTCGGCGAATTTGCTCTTCGAGTGAGGCTCCTGCTTTATCATTATCTGGACAAATGCAACAAGGCCAATAGCAGCTAACTGCTGGTAGGTCATCTTGCGCACTTCTTCATGGGGAAAATCGCGCAACGCACGCATCCAATCCATGGCGAGCTTAGCCAGCTCTATGTAGCCCAACTCCGAATCGATGCACTCTCCGAGTGACTTATACTTATCGACTAATGGTACTCCACAGCCAGCGGCTCTATTATGATGGCCAAATTGCATCTCGAACTCAAGTCGTTCTAAGAGATGTTCATCGGTCGGTTCTTGTGAAAAATAAGTCCCTGTATTGCCTTTGGTCACATGCTGGATTGCGGAGAGCATTACGTCTGACGACGACTCTACCCGCGATCCGCCCCTTGGGCGAGACTGGTTGAAAAAGACTTTCAAGGCTGTTCGCTCAGCACTGGAGTCCCTGGGGGCACTTCCGTACTTAACGAGCCACTGTCTGGCTTCTTCGATGCCGCTGAGCGTAGCTGTTCCATAAACGCTGCCTGCTCCTCGGTATGTTGACGCACGAATGCCTTCGCTTTCTCGAGCTCTTTCGACTCCTCCTGCTGGAGAAGTTTGATGTCCGCCCAAATCTTCTTGGCTTCTGGTCCTGATGCTGCATCCTTTTGAGAGTAACAAACTTTCAACATGTCCCTGATTTTGTTCAGCGGACCGCGATCGTAGGCACTCCGAGGCGGAAGTGGGTCCCCAGCCTCCAGGTTGAACTCGCTTCTCAAGCGCTTCTTCTCCTGCGTTTTGGCTTTGTTGTGGGCTTTCTTCTCCTCTTTGGTCATGTTGGCCCACGCTTCTGGCGCGACGGCCCAACCACTCGATGTACCAGTCGTTTGCTTCGCGGCATTTTTGGATGCAGCTTGCTTCTTTCTGGTGCCCGGGTTCAAAGGCTCTTGGGGCTCTGATTTTCCCGAACTGGTACGAGTTGCCGGCACCACTGGTAAACCTTTTGGCTTTCCCGGCTGCGTCTCCAAACTGAACCCACTGGCAATGCCTCTCAAATACGCTTTGATGCGATCTAAGTTTGGCAATGTGTCCAGCGTAGTTTGTTCGGAACCCGACGTGCCATGCCCCGATGCGCTTTGGGGCGCAACGGGGCTCAACTCGTTTCCCAACTCTTCCTTATCCTTAGGGGGGACCGTCTCAAGCTCAAATCCGATGAGTTCTGCCAGCAGCTTATCGGCCACCGGGGACTTATCCTGTTCGAACATATCGAGAACTTTGGCCACGTCAGCGCGCACCGCAGCATCTTGGCGCATCTTCTCAGCGTCGTCCCACACGGGCCGATACACTGGCGGCGCTCGCTTTGGTGGCCTGGTCTTGGCCGGCATTGGCAATGGCTTGGGCTTCTGAGCTTGTCGCTCAGTGATCTGCTGCAAGATCTCCGATTGTTTACGGATGTCTTCGCGCATACGCGCATTTTGCTGGCCCACGGTTTCAATGTGTTCCAACATGATCTTGTACAACTTCTCTTCATCCCCTCCACTCTCAAACCGACCTCCCTTAGGCAGTAGTGGACCGTACTTCTGTTGTGCATGTCTGACGGCATCGCGAAACTCTCCCGAGTGCGCTGTCGTCCGCATGGTCATACCGTACAGCCTCTTATTCATGAACTCTTCAACGAGGCGTTCGTCTTCTTCCGGACTCAAATCCTTGTCATCAACCGCAAAATCATCCATGTCGGCGAAATTGCGGGCGGCTTGGTCTGCCTGGTAGATATCGAACGCACCTCCAAAACGAGCTTGCCCACGAGCCATGGCTTCAAACCGCTCAATGGCTGCGAGCTGCTTGGGAGTCAGAGTTTCCTCAATGATTTCTCCTTTGCGCTTCGTTATTGTGAGATAATGCAGTTTCACTGCGAGGGACTGACCTATCATAGACCCTCGTGGTTGCGGGAACTTTTGATACACCACGTGATAGCCAACGCACTGCAACTTGCCTCCGGTATTACTTAGGACTGCTGTTCCGCAATCCCCCGCCTTGTAGTCAGCATGGACGATGATTTTTGACGCATCATCCACGCTGCTCTCAGCGGTTCCCGTAATCATGTATACCAGTCGTTTGGCTCCGCTAGGCGCAGCTCTCGACACATATGAAACGACTTCGCCTTGAGAGCGAAAGTCGCCGATCGTCAAACCACTTGGCTGGAGGTATCCTACATAGTACATCGGTACGACAACACAGTAGTAATCCGGGTCTGGACTGACAGCAGCCTGCTGCCAGTCATCGATCTTGATGATCACCGGTGACTCAGAGAAAATGCGAGCGATGCACACGTAGTTTGCGAATTCATCGCCGGTGGCATGCGCCTCCAGCTTCACTCGATCCACCACATGATACGGCATCTTTGCTACGAACTCGTTCATCCATCTTACGATGACTGCGAACCCGAACTCGTACACTTGTCCCTTCTTGTCCTGGTAACCAATTGCGATCTGATTGTTAACGATAATCTTAGGCACTTTGGCGCCTTCGATCTCGTAAACCTGCCCAGTGCCAGTTGGTCCTTCATTAACGAACGAACCATCAGCACTCCCAACATTGACAGTGATCGAACCCCCAATGGGGACTGCCTCAAACACCTCCACTCGCGCGGGGGCATAAGAGAACGACCACTTGTTGACAAATCTAAACTCCCAGATTTTTGGAATCCAGGCGATAGGAAATCTCCACAGCCGAAGCGTC